TTCCGCAACCGCGAGCAACTGACCTTCACCGCCGACTTCGGGATGGAGGCGCTCGAGTTGCAGGTCGGCGACATCATCGCGCTGACCATCGACCGCTACGGCTGGTCGGCGAAGGAGTTCGAGGTCGTCGGCTGGACCTTCGGCGCGAATGGCGAAGCGGGCGACCTGCGTGTCACGATGACGCTGCGGGAGACGAGTTCTGCGGCCTTCTCGTGGTCGGCGGAAGAAAGCGCGATTATCGGCAACAACAGCAACCTGCCAAACCCATTCGGCGGCCTGACGATCAGTAGCCTGACGGCGACGGGCGGCGGCCGCACGCAGGGCGACGGCACATTCATCAACACGGTGATCGTCGATTGGGCCGACGTGCAGAACAAGTTCCTTGACTATTACGAGGTCGAATGGAAGGCGACCAGTGATGCGAACTATGCCGCGACGACGACAGACGAGAGCAGTATCGAACTCTCTCCGCTGGTCGATGGCATCCAATACACGATCCGAGTGCGAGCGGTCACTGTCGCGGGCGTCAAGGGCGCTTTCACCGCGATCACGCATACGCCGGGCGGTGATACGACTGCACCAGCGGCGCCGACCTCTGTTTCCGCCACGGGCGGCTATCGGCAGATCATCGTCAAATGGGTGAACCCGACGGATGCCGACTTCAAGGATGTCGAGGTCTTCGTCAACAGCAGCAACACGACCGTCGGAGCGACGGCTATAGGCACCAGCGCGGGGACCGAGTTTACGCACGGCGGCCTCGCTGCCAGCACGACGAACTGGTATTTCGTCAAGGCGCGGGATTTCAGCGGGAATGCGTCGGCGTTTTCGACGGGCGCGTCCGGCACCACGTTGGCCGATCCATCAGACGGCGACAACGGCGACACGATCATCACGGGCCGCGTCTACTATCAGACCTTGCAGGCCAGCGCACCAAGCACGCCCTCGGCCAGTAGCTACAACACCTCGACGGCGACCTTCGTCGGCCTGACGGCAGGCTGGTCGCTATCGCAGCCGAGCGTGGACATCACCGACACCTCGGTAAAGGAATGGTCCTCAGCCTTTCAGGTGACAATCGACGGAGTGACAAGCGCGCAGACGCTCTATTTCTCGACGCCAACAGGCGCGATCCAAGTCACCGCAGACATCGAGAGCGACAACTATGTCGCCGGCACGTCGGGCTGGAAGATCGAGCGTGACACCGGGAACGCAGAGTTCCAGAACGCGACCATCCGGGGAACGCTGAACGCGACTGACATCACGGCTGGCACGATCTCGGCGGATCGCCTGCCGGGGCTTGCGGTGGCTAACTCGACCTCGATCAGCGGCACCATCATCAAAGACGCGACGGCGACCTATACCGTCTCTTTCAGCGGCGTGAAAAGCGGCACGAAGCTGATGGTCATCATGCAGCTTGCTGGATATTCAAGCGCGGACAGCCCTTATGTCGAAGTCACTGCAACCGGCACGAGCGTCACGCTTGATTATACGACAACAAATGAGGGATGGCTTCGAGAAAGTCCTTCCGGCATTGAGGAGCCGCAGACATACGTTTCGACCGGGACGACAACCAGCACATCGGGAACGGTCGGCTTCAATGTCACTCACAGAGGCTCAGGCGGCGGCACGGCCACCGTCCAAGGCGTCGTTGCCGCGCTCGTGATGGAGGCTTGATATGCAGTTCACCATCTATCACGCGGATGGCTCATGGTCAGGAACCTTCACGACATCTGGCGACCTCGATCCGATGATGATCCCGGAAGGCGGTCATTGGGCGGAAGGCAATCACGACCGCTTCTCGCGCTATGTCGATGGTCAGGTCGTCTCGTTCACGCAATCCGAAATCGACGCGACAGAGATCGCCGAGGCGTGGCCGGAATTGCGTCGGGAGCGCAATCGTCGTCTATCAGCTTCCGACTGGACGCAAGCCGCCGACGCGCCTGTGGACCAAGCCGCGTGGGCTGCCTATCGCCAGGCGTTGCGTGATCTGCCCGCCAACGCCGCCGACCCCCGTGATCCTGCGTGGCCTATACCGCCAATGTGAAATCGTGTAGACTAAGGCGCGCGCGCACCTCACAACCAGGAGACCATCGATGGCTACTTTCAACAAGGTGAACGACTTCGTTCAGAACGCTGTTCACAACATGGACCTCGAAAGCGATCAGATCGTCGTCGCTCTCAGCAACACGGCGCCCGGCTCGGAGTCCAGCAACCCGACCGCCGACGGCAACGGCGTCCTCGCGAACGTGACCGAAATCAGCTACACCAACTGCTCGAGCCGCAACGTGACGACGACCTCCTCGACGCAGACGGGCGGCACCTACAAGCTGGTTCTCGCGGACATCACGCTCTCGGCCAGCGGCGGCGATGTCGGCCCGTTCCGCTATGTCTATCTCTACGACGACACCGTGACCTCGCCGGCTGATCCGCTGATCGGCTACTACGACTACGGCCTGAGCCTGACGCTGAACGACGGCGACAGCTTTACGCTCGACTTCTCGGCGGTCAACGGCGTGATCCAGATCTCGTGAGCGGGGGCCTCGGCTCCCGCCTACCTTTTCAGCATGGAGTGACCGATGCCCACCTTTGCCAACGGCGAGAGCGCCGCCTCTGTTCGCACGAAAATCAACGACGCCATCGACAAGGTGGACGGCGCTGCCGCGATTACGTCGGTTAACATCGACGGCGGCACCATCGACGGCGTGACCATCGGCGGTGCTTCTGCTGGTGCTGGCACTTTCACGACGCTGACTGCTACGGGCAATCTGACCGTGGACACCAACACTCTGTTTGTGGATGCGGCGAGTAATCGTGTTGGGGTGGGTAATGCAGCCCCTGCCACCGCCCTAGATGTCACTGGCACTGTTAAATCAGACGGTGCATTGATTGAAGGTAACGCTTATGTCAATACAAACAGCGGATTAGATGCTTTTTTTATTACTCGTTATGGTAATCTTGAAGATCAAGCAGCAAAGTTTACGGTTAATGATAACACATTTACAGTTGACAGTATTCAAGACGAGCAATACGGTTCGTTTCTATTTCAGTCAACATATAACGGCACTGGGACAGCTAATAGACTAAACATTAACAATGACGGCGACATCTCCTTCTACGAAGACACAGGCACCACGCCTAAGTTCTTCTGGGATGCTTCGACAGAACGTCTAGGTATTGGCAATGCGGCACCAGCTACCGCCCTTGATGTAACTGGCACGATCACCAGCGATGGGCTGGCTGTGGCAACAACCTCTGCGGTAACGGCTACTTTTTCCCGTGACGGCACTGATGGCGATGTAGTCCAAATTTTTAACGGCGCTGTAGGGACAACAAGGGGTCTTGGCTTAGGTGTCGATGGCACGAATGGAACTATCAACAGCCAGTTTGGCGGGGTTAAGATACAGCCTTCTGGAACAACGTCTGCTTTCTTTGGCACTGGCGGCGACATCTCCTTCTACGAAGACACAGGCACCACGCCTAAGTTCTTCTGGGATGCGAGTGCTGAGTCGCTGGGGATTGGGACGAGTTCGCCTCAAACGAACCTGTCTGTTGCATCAAGCTATATTGGGTATGGCGGCACAGCGATCAGTGGTGACACAGCTATTCTTTCTGTGCTGGGCGGCGCAGAAAAAACCATCCGCATTGATGGGGGTTCGTATCAAAGCGGGATCAGCACCGCCAACCTTGCGCTGTCAAACTCAGGGGCACAAAACTATAACAGCAGCACAGGGCATTTGCTGAGATCCAGTTATAATGGCAGCAACAACGACACCTTCTTTAGTATTTCATCAAGTTCTTACAACGGGACCGCGTATGACTACACCGAACGCATGCGCATCGACAGCAGCGGGAACGTGGGGATTGGGGTTACGCCGAGTGCTTGGGGGAGTGGGTACCGAGTCTTTCAGATTGGCGATTCTGCCTTGTCCAATTTTGGGACGGGTTATGCGCTTTTAAGCCAAAATGCTTTATTTGGGGCGTCTTCTAATACTTACATCAATAGCGCAGCCGCATCGTATTACCGACAATTCCTAGGCGCACACGCTTGGTTCAACGCCCCCTCCGGCACCGCAGGCAACGCGATCACCTTCACGCAGGCTATGACGCTGGATGCAAATGGTGCCTTGGGGATTGGGACGAGTTCGCCACAGGTCGATTCTGGATACGGCGGTCTGACTATTAACGGGACTAACGGATCAATTCTTACATTCCGCACAGGCGATTCAAATTCGTCTCGCATTTATACAACCGCAATCGATAACCTAAATATTGACTCCAACGGCTCCGCAAGCGGATACATTGTATTCAGGACTGGCACGAGTTCCACAGAACGCATGCGCATCGACAGCAGCGGGAACGTGGGGATCGGGACGACTTCGCCGGGCGGGCGCTTATCTGTGGTTGCTCCGACAGGCTCTGGTGTTATTGATATTGTTACTGGCTCAGAAACCGCTGACTCAATTCGGTTGAACGCAGGAGGTTCCGTAACAAACTGGCTAGAGTATCGCGGCTATTTAGGCCACATCTGGTTTGACAATGTCGGCGAACGCATGCGCATCGACAGCAGCGGGAACGTGGGGATTGGGGTTACGCCGAGTGCGTGGAACGCAAGCTTCAAAGCTTTGCAAATTGCCGGACGCACTGCGCTTTATCAAGATTCCAGCTCTTCGACCCTTCTTGGTAACAACATTTATAACGATACTGGCGGCGCAAACCGTTATCTAGCAACAGCGGCAAGCACTGTTTACTTACAAGGCGCGGGAGAGCACATCTGGCTCAACGCCCCCTCCGGCACCGCAGGCAACGCGATCACCTTCACGCAGGCGATGACGCTGGATGCGAGTGGGAATTTGGGGATTGGGACGACTTCGCCTTTTTCTAAACTACAAGTTGCAAGCACGGTTACTTCGACAGGGTCAGTTGGGATTTCAGTAACCGATACAACTGCGAGTCTCACTGCTCAGTTATTGAGAACAGGTTCGTCGTATAACTATGCGGGCGTCGGCGCTAACGAAGCGTGGTTATATTCGCAGGGGTCTTCGAACCTTTCTCTCGGCCCGGATGGTGCGGGTGCTGTAAAAATCGTCACCAACGGCTCAGAACGCATGCGCATCGACAGCAGCGGACGGGTGGGGATTGGGACGAGTTCGCCCAGTTACACATTAGACGCATTTGGGTCAATCCGGTTAAAAACAGGTGTTACTGGAACACCAGTGATTGTAGAAACAGGTGGCACCAGTCAAGGCACTCTGCGGTTTGGTTCCGCAAGCAACGAATACAGCATCAACGGTGGTGCCGACTATCTTGCCATGATCTTCAACACCGACGCCTCAGAACGCATGCGCATCGACAGCAGCGGGAACCTGCTGGTTGGGAAGACGGCGAATAACAATGATGCTGGCGTTGTTTTGAATGCGACAGGCGTTGCGTATTTCGTAGCATCGGGCACTGAGCCTCTCGCCGTAAATAGGTTAACTAGCGATGGAACATTAGTTACTTTCTATCAAGACAACACAGCAGAAGGCAACATTTCCGTCACCGGCTCTACTGTCAGCTATAATGGCGGCCACTTGTCGCGCTGGGCGCAGATGCCAGACGGCTCCCGTCCAGATTTGCTCAAAGGCACGGTGATGTCGAACCTTGACCAGATGTCGAACTGGCACGGCGAAGACAACGAACAGCTTAACTGCGTTCAGGTCAGCACTGTCGAAGGCGACCCGAATGTGGCTGGCGTGTTCGTGGCTTGGGACAGCACCGACGACGACTACAACGACATCCTGCTCGCTATGACAGGCGACATGGTGATCCGGATCGCAGCCGGAACTACTGTCCAGCGCGGCGATCTTCTGATGTCCGCAGGTGACGGAACTGCCAAGCCGCAGGGCGACGACATCGTGCGCTCCAAGACTATTGCCAAAGTCACTTCAACTCATGTCTCTCACACCTACGCGGATGGCTCCTATGCTGTCCCGTGCGTGTTGATGGCCTGCTAACCCCTAACCAGAAGGAGAAACACGATGGCGCAGAAAACACCGAACACCATCGTTATCGACGGCACGGAATACACTGAGGACCAACTGACCGACGAGCAGAAGGTTCTCATCAACCACATCGCTGACTTGGACCGCAAGATCGGCTCGACGCAGTTCAATCTCGATCAGCTTCAAGTGGGGCGCAG